TTATCTGTTTTGGGTAATTTATTTGCTAAACCACTAGAGGCTCAAGATAATATTGAGCGTATTGCAAGAGACACGAGCGCGATTACTCAGAGAGATCGCATGTCTGCAGCTATGGCAGATGAAGCAAGGCGGCGCGGTTTGTTGCAAGATGCGCTTGATCCTCGTGTGGGTACTGGAGCAAGTGGTTTTAGAAATCCAATGCAGGGTATGCGTGGTTTTGAGCCTACTAATGATCAAATAGCTCCACCAGCCGCAGTATCTCAAATGCCAGTTCAAGGTAGGACTAATTTGAGTGTTCCTGGCTTTTCAGCCCCAGGAAAGTTGAGAGCAGGTCAACTTAGGGAACCTTTTGGTGTCCAACCCCCTTTTCGCACAGATGCGATAGCGCAAGCGATTGCACAATCGCAAGCAATGCAAGATTATCCTGATATGTCAATGCAGCCTATAGCTGGAGTTACCACACCTATGCCAGTAGAGCCAACCTCATCAGTTCAATCATATAAATCTGATCCTCAGTTTATGTCTGTTGCTGAAAAAGATGCTACGTTTTTAAGTATGCCAGAAGCTGCACGTCAAAATATTTACAATATGTATTTGCAGCGTAGGAATATGCAATAAATGCCTCGACAAAAGGCCATACGTAGGACTACGACAGGTAAAAGTCCTAACTATCGTAAAACAAAAGACGGTGCAGGTATGACCCCAGAAGGGATTAAGCGTCACAGAGCAGCTAACCCTAAGTCCAAGCTAAAAGGTGCAGTAACAAAGAAAAAGAATTTGACTGAGAAAGAAAAGGCTAGGCGTAAGTCATATTGTGCTAGGTCAGCAGGTCAGATGAAAAAGTTTCCCAAAGCAGCCAAAAATCCGAATAGTCGTTTGCGGCAAGCTAGAAAACGATGGAGATGCTAGATGGCTATTACAACGTATGCAGAATTAAAAACAGCAATAGCAAATTGGCTAAATCGTGATGATTTAACGTCTAGTATTCCAGATTTTATTTATTTAGCAGAAGAAAGCATGGCTTTAAATATGCGTCACTGGCGTATGGAAAATCGTGCAACAGCAACGCTAGATGGTCAGTATGAGGCTTTGCCTGCGAGATTTATTGCGCCTATTCGTTTAAGTTTAACACAAGGTAATACATTTGAGCTTAAACAAATTAGTCAATCACAGTTGTTAGATAGGCGTTCGCAAGCTGCGAATACATCCGGTCGGCCTCAGTATTATGCATTGACGCAAGGTGAGATTGAAGTATTTCCAACGCCCGATGCAGGTTATACGCTTGAGATTGTATATTATGAAAAAGCGCCAACATTATCTGATAGCACTACAACAAACTGGATACTAGACAACTATCCAAGCGTTTATTTGTATGGTAGTATGCTGCATACAGCGCCGTTTTTAAAGGATGATGCAAGACTTCAGATATGGGCTTCACTTTATCAGCAAGGAGTTGCGTCAATTAATGGTGATGAAGAAAAGGCAAAATTTGGAGCATCGGGTTTACGGATGCAAGTTAGGAGTTATTAATGTCTTTAACAAACGCTTTTGAAACATCTACGTTACAGTATCTTTTTACTACTGGTAGCGTTACACGCCCTACTGCTTGGTATCTTGGGCTATTTACATCTGACCCAACAGAGACTGGCTCTGCTGGTACTGAAGTCTCAGGTGGTGGTTATGCGCGTAAAGCGGTTACGTTTACTGTAAGTGGCAATTTAGCAACAAACAGTGGAGCAATAGAGTGGGATGCGGCAACATCTTCTTTTGGAACTATTACGCACATTGCGGTTTTAGATGCGGCATCAGGTGGTAATATGATTGCAAGTAATGCTTTAACAACGTCTAAAGCTATCGCAACGGATGATATTATTCGTGTGCCTGCTGGAGATTTGGACATAACATTGGATTAATAGACAATGGCAACATTAGTTACACGCGCTGGTAAGGGTTCTGCGCTAACCCATAATGAAGTTGATGCAAACTTTACAAATCTAAACACAGATAAAGCTGAACTTTCTGGTGCGGCATTCACTGGCAATGTAGACTTTGCTGCTGGCGCGGATGTTACTGGCAATATTACCGTGACAGGCACAGTAGATGGTCGTGATGTTGCAGCGGATGGTACAAAGCTAGATGGTATTGAAGCAAGCGCAGACGTAACTGACACAGCAAATGTTACATCTGCTGGCGCATTAATGGATAGTGAGTTAACTGCTCTTGCATCAGTTAAGGCTATAAACCAAGGTTTAGCAACTACAGACAGCCCTACGTTTGCCGCAGCAACAGTTAATGGGAATATTGTAGTTACTGGCACAGTAGATGGCCGTGATATTGCTGCAAATATCCCATCGTCTCTTGGTTCTGCTGGTCAATTTTTAGCAGTCAATTCTGGTGCTTCTGCAACTGAGTGGGTTGATGCGCCTGCTGCTGGAACGCATAATTTTACTGCATCTGGCGCGTTGGCAAACGGTGATCTTATTGCGGTTAACTCAAATGGAACAGTAAGCGCAATTTCGGGTGGTAGTGCAAGTGAATCGGTTGGCACTGCGGTTGTTTTTAATAGTTCTGCTACGTCTGAAACTTCAGTTGCTTATCATGCAAATGCTCAAAAAGTTGTTGCAGCATATAAAGATGGTTCGCCAGGAAAAGCTTGTGTGGGGACGGTAAGTGGGACATCTATTACTTGGGATACTGGTAACGAAGTAACGTTTGAAACTGGTGCTGCAGGTATTATTAGAACAACTTATGATGCAAATGCTCAAAGGGTGGTCATTGCTTACAAAGATGGTGGTGATAGTGATAAAGGAAAAGTTGTTGTAGGAAGTATAAGTGGAACAACACTTACATTTGGTAGCCCGACAACATTTAATAGTGCTACTACTGAAGGTATCTCTATAACTTATGATGAAAACGCTCAAAAAGTAGTTATTGCTTATATGGATGGGGGAAATTCAAATCATGGAACAGCTATTGTTGGAACCGTAAGTGGAACATCAATAAGTTTTGGGAGCGAAACTGTTTTTGAAAGTGCCAATATGGGCAACACAACTGCAACCTATGATGCAAATGCACAAAAAGTAGTCATAGCTTATGAAGATTATGGTAACTCTTTATACGGAACTGTTGTGGTGGGAACTGTAAGCGGTACTTCAATAAGTTTTGGCACACCAGTAGTATTTAATAGCGCAAGGGCTGAAAAAGCATCAATAATCTACGACTCAAGTGAGCAAAAGGTAGTTATAGCTTATCCAAATAATGGTAATTCAGAGCATGGTACTGCTATAGTTGGAACGGTTAGCGGAACGTCTATAAGCTTTGGAACTGCCGTTGTTTTTGAAAGTGCAGAAACTGTTAGAATTTCAGCATCTTATGATGCAAATGCGGAAAGTGTAATTATAGCTTACCAAGATAGAGGCAACAGTAATCATGGAACTGTTATTTCTGGAGCAGTAAGCGGCACATCAATTAGTTTTAACACTGCCGTTGTTTTTGAAAGTGCAACAACTAACGCAATTAGTACAGCCTATGATGCAAACGCGCAAAAAATAGTTATAACTTATTCAGACGAAGGTAACTCTACTGAGGGAACTTCAGTTGCGTATCAGGCAGCATTTAATAGCACAAACCTAACGGCCACAAATTACATTGGAATTTCGGATGCTGCATATTCAGATGGTGCAACCGCAACAATACAAATTGCTGGTTCTGTTGATGATGCACAATCTAGTTTGACAGCAGGTCAGGCATATTATGTTCAAACAGATGGAACTTTAAGCACATCGGCTGGCAGCCCTTCTGTTTTTGCTGGAACAGCAGTATCTGCTACAAAAATTATAGTAAAGGGTTAATTGATGAAGGTTATTGCAGAAACTAGTACGAAACTTGCAAAATATGCACTGACAGATGACGAAACTATTGTAAGCACAGCAGATAACCTACAGATCGGTAATCCAATAAAATTTTTAGTTGATGATTTAAATAGCACAACAGTTACAATTACTGAAAACGTAACAAATGTGCCTGATGATTGGATTGGTAATAAATATACTTTTGATGGAACAACGTGGACGCTTAACCCTAATTGGGTTGATCCAGATTAATAGCAATGCCAGGATATTATGTAGAACCAGAATATTGGCTTGAGGGTTATGCAGTAGGTGACCCAAAGTCTGCTGCAGCAACTATTGCAATTACTTCTGCTTTTACAGGTGATTTTAATACTGTTTCACACATAAGTTCTACAATTGCAAACGCAGTAAGCGTAACGGCTGCTGCTAATTTGGTTAAAGATGTTGCATCTGTTAATGCAATTACTAGCGCTACAACTATATCAGCAGCAAAAACAGTAAAGGTGGCATCTGCAATACCACTGGGTGTTGCTGTTACTGGTTCAGCTCAAATTTTGTTTAACATCGTGACAGCAATACCAATTCAGTGTAATGTCAGCGTATTAACAGAATTTAAATGGACTAATACTACTGATGTAACGACGAACTGGACTAATGTTCCATCTGTAACAACAACTTGGACTGACGCATAGGAAAGAAAAATGGCAGATACCACAACAACAACATATGGTCTGACAAAACCAGAAGTGGGTGCGTCAGAAGATACTTGGGGAACCAAGACAAATGCAAACTATGATACCATTGATGATTTGCTTGATGGCACAACGGCTATTAAGCCAAATTTAGACCTTGGGTTATTTAAAATTGGTGGCGTAGCAGTTACAATTACAGCAGCAGAAGCAAATATTTTAGATGGCGTTACCTCAACTACGGCGGAATTAAATATTCTTGATGGCGTTACCTCAACTACAGCAGAGCTAAATATTCTAGATGGTGTAACCGCTACAGCAGCAGAAATTAATTATTTAGACATAACAACGCTAGGCACATCTCAGGCATCAAAAGCAGTAACGGCAGATGCAAACGGTGATGTTAATATAAGCGAAGAGTTAAAAGCTAAAAGCTATAATGAAACAGTTGTAGCTCTATCGGGAACAACACCAGCGGTGAATTGTGAAAGTGGCAATGTATTTACACTTACAACATCAGGAGCAACAACTTTTACATTTTCAAATGCGCCATCATCAGGCACTGCATTTGCCTTTATTCTGAAAGTTGTGGGTGGCGGTTCACATGCCTTAACGTGGCCTGCAGCCGTAAAGTGGGCTAACGGTACAGCTCCAGATTTTCCTCTTGCTAGCCAAACATATATTTATGGTTTTTTTACACACGATGGTGGCACAAATTGGTATGGCTTCCTTGGAGGCGCTGAGTTCGCATGAGTATGGCATCAAGCATTGTTTTATTTGCGCAAACGCCTGTTGAGGATTGGGCTGCGCTAATAGGGTATCACAATGCTGCGATAGATTTTTTTGATAGCGCTGATGCTTTAAAAGTTGATGGAAGTAATCGTGTTGTAGTTGCTGGAAGCGGCTCACCTGGAACTGGAATCGGTTGCTTGAATAAATTTTCAACATTTACAGGTATATCTGGTAGTAATGGCTTCACTGTTTCTGGCGGTAGTACATTTAGCCCAGACGCCACGTTGATGAAGGATAATAGCGGTGATGTTTACGCGCTTTACACCTTAACGCACGACAGCCCTGTTAGTGGAACCACCACAAGCAGCTTTACTGTATTAAGCTTAAACTCAACAACAGGTGCAGGGTCTAGCTATATTCATGGACGTGGAGCGTATTCTTTTTCAGATTCTCCTACAACCACCATGACAACTGGTGCATTTGATAGTAGTGATAACTTTTATGGTGCAGGTTTAATTAGGGAAGGCGGAGCTACAGAGTATCCTTATTTAGTAAAGTACAATACATCTGCAGCAGTTCAGTGGAGTGTTTGTCTGCAGCCAAATAAAAGTAAGGCGGCTAACGCACCTTATTGTACATTAGCAAGCGGAGTGGTTGTTGATAGTAGTGGTAATTCATACATTACAGTTCGTCATTATGAAAGCCCACCTTCATCAGCATTTTCTTTAAAACTTTTAAAATATAATGCAAGTGGCACACAGCAGTTTGTGCGCGTGATAAACTCAGATTCTGCTGGTAGTAATATACAAGCAACAGATGGAACTAATATTTACGCTGTAAATACATCTGGTGTTATAACTGCTTTTAGTTGCTCTACAGGTGCAATTGTTTGGCAAAGGCAAATTACAACGCTTGGATCAATAACCAATGCAAATCTTGTTCTTTTTAGTAGCAATCTTTATGTTGGTTTTTTTGGCTCTAACAATAAAATGTATTTAGTAAAGATGGATACATCTGGAACTCTTGATTGGAACAGAGAGCTAGATGCTGGCTCAAGCGCTCCAAATTTTTTAACTGGAAAGCTGCAAGATGTAACATCAAATAAAATGTATTGCTTGTTTGAGGGGCCAGTAAGCGCCCAAGGCGTCACGGTTGTAAAGTTGCCGATTGATGGCACAAAGACAGGAAGCTATGTTTTGCCAAACATTATTAGCATCGGTGGCGCGGAACCATATACATACAGCCCTGCTGATGATACCATCGTTTATGCATCTGGCAGTCTTTCTGCATCAGCTTTCTCATCTGGAACATCTACTAGCTCAACATTGTCTGATACCACAACATCAGGTTTTACTACATCTGACGTGACGCAAGTTTCGTATTCTGTAGCAGTAACGCAATCTGGTATTAACAGCGCACTTGCTCCTACAAATGTAAATGATCCTGTTACCTTGTTTGCAAAACGAACTATAGTCTAGGAAGAAACAAATGGCCTTAATACCGCTTAATATTCCAGCTGGACAATATCGAAACGGAACAGATTATCAATCGCAAGGACGTTGGCGTGATGCAAATTTAGTGCGTTGGCAAGAGGGCGCACTGCGTCCTATCGGTGGATGGCGGCAGCGTGGCAGTGTTGATATAACTGGTGTTGTTCGCAGCATGTTAGTTTGGGAAGATAATAGCAATCAAAGACGTGTAGCTCTTGGTACACACAACAAACTTTTTGCAATGACTGCTGGTAATGCTGTTTCAGACATTACTCCAACAGGATTTTCTGCTGGGCGTGTTGATGCAGATATTTTTACAGGTTACGGCGCGTCAACTTATGGTAGTGGTTTGTATGGCGTTCCGCAACAAGACACTGGTACAGTATTAAGAGCAACAGTTTGGTGCTTAGAAAACTGGGGTGAGTATTTGCTAGGCTGCACAGCAGACGATGGAAAAATTTACGAATGGGATTTAACATCAACTGAGGGCGCTACTCTTGTTACAAATGGTGATTTTGCATCAGCGAGTAGCTGGACAGCCGGGGGAAGCTGGACAATATCAGGTGGATTGGCAACGTTTAGCGGCACTGCAGTTTCTAATGTTTTAAGTCAAACCTATTCATCCTCAACCTTTTATGCTGGGAAAACTTATAGAATATCTTTTGATTTTGCGACAACTACGGCTGCAGATGTTAGGGTAAAGTACACTGGATCAACAACACTAGTTAATCAAACAATAAATTCTGCTGGCACGCATACAATTGATTTTGTTGCAGATAGCACTAGCGGAACACTGTCTTTTGAGCTTGGCACTGCCACAGGCGACACAGAAACATTTACGATAGATAATGTGTCTATTAAAGTTCAGCCGCTTGCTTACGTTATTTCAACGGCCCCAACTGGTAATACTGCCATGATGGTTACAGAAGAGCGTTTTGTTGTTTGTTTTGGTGCTGGCGGCGATCCTCGTAAGGTGCAGTGGTCTGACCAAGAAGATAACACGGTGTGGACTGCAGCAGCAACTAATCAGGCTGGTGATATTATTATACAAACAAATGGCACAATTTTGCGAGGTGTAAGAACAAGAGGTCAGTCATTAATTCTTACAACAGAAGATGCACATACAATGACATATCAAGGGCCACCATTTGTATATGGATTTGAGCGTGTTGGCACATCATGCGGTTTAATTGCAACAAACGCTGTTGCCTCTGTTGATGCTGGCGTCATCTGGATGGGCAATCGCAGCTTCTTTATTTACAGTGGTGGTGCGGTTCGTGAAATACCTTGTGAAGTTGCAGACTATGTATTTAGTGACATAAATAATGACCAAAGCTCCAAGGTAAGTTGTGTTGTAAATGGTCGTTACAATGAGATTTGGTGGTTCTATCCTAGCGGTTCTAGCAAAGAGTGTGATCGTTATGTAGCGTTTGATTACAACGAAAATATTTGGATGACAGGTAATTTGGCAAGAACAGCTGGGGTTGACCGTGGTGTATTTAGGCAACCATTTTGGATCGCCCCTGATGGTATTTTGTACGAACAAGAGATTGGATTTAATTACAGTTCTGATACTCCGTTTGCAGAAACAGGGCCAATTTCAATTGGCGCAGGGGATCAGGTAATGTCTGTTACAGGTCTTATTCCTGATGAAAAAACGCTTGGAGATGTAAGTGCAACATTTAAAACGCGCTTTTACCCCACAGACACAGAAAGCAGTCATGGCCCATTTAATATGTCAAATCCAACAAGTGTGCGGTTTACAGGTCGGCAAGTCAGGATGCGCGTAAGTGGTAATACTTCTAAAGATTGGCGTGTAGGAATTATGCGATTAGATGCAGTAAGCGGTGGGCGAAGATGAGAATAGTACCGCCTCTTACGCAAAATTTAGAGCAATGGGCTGAAAACATACGCAGATATTTAGGCAAAGCGTTAAATCAGTTAGACGCAAAAGATCAGTATAGCTCTGCTGCAGAAGATGGTGTTTTGTTGTGGGATAGAGTAAATAAATATGTTGTTGTTTCTTCTGCAAACGCATTTAGGCAAATAGCAACACAGCAGGCAGCACCAGCTTCAAGTGTAGGAGCTGCTGGGGATGTTGCAAATATGATCGCTTGGGATACAAATTATATTTACATTTGCACAGGTTCGCATGATGGCTCTACGGCTATTTGGAAACGTGTTGCTTTAAGTACGTTTTAGTTAAATGAATGATATGACACGCATAAGCGAGATAGACAGATGCAGGGCTTGGATTGAGTCTGCGTTAGAAAAGTCTGGTGGTTTTAACACTTGGGGTGAAGTCTGCGATGGTATACGTTCTGGTAAAATGCAATTGTGGCCTGCAGAACATGGGTGCATAGTTACGGAAATCGTGGTATATCCTAATGTTAAGGCATTACACGTATTCCTTGCAGGCGGTAAATTAGATGAAATTTTACAAATGACTGAAAATGTGAAAGAATGGGCGAGAAAGCAAGGCTGTTCATTCGCTTCATTTGATGGACGATTTGGATGGGAAAAATATTTAAGTAAATTAGGCTGGAAGCCTCACTCAATAAAAATGCATTTGGAGTTTTAACATGGGAAGCAAATCAACTCAAAAAACTGAAGTACCAGCATACATTGAAGAGGCTGGAAGATTAGCTCTAGAAAGAGCAAAGCAAATTCAAGCTATGGGCTACGTTCCATACATGGGGCCAGAGGTTGCAGCCATAAATCCCTATGAACAAGCTGTTGCGGCAAACGTGGGTGGTATGGCTTCCGCATTTGGTCTAGCTGCACCTGCAGCAATGAGCATGGGTGCAATGCCAACAGTTACTCAAGGTGGGGTAACAGGGTATAGCTCTTATCCTAGTTACATGGCATCACTGGAAAGGCTGCGTGAAGTTCGCCCAGAAATGTATGATTATTTTTCTAACTTAACTAAGTTTGATCCGATTACTGGTGCGTTAAACCCTCAATATGATGCGAATATGCAAG